TCAAGATAAAGTTCTGTGAGTTCGGAGGATGCTCGTTTCGGGTCAATTTCTCCCACATATTGCCAATCGCCATCGTCACCCGATTGCCAATTACCATTATCGAAAAAGTGGTCAAGTGCATACGTGTCGCTCATTTCGTTTCTCCTGTCATATCAATAAGAACCACTGGGAAACACTCAACGCAAAACTCAAGATTGTGCTTCATACATGTTAGGTTATGTGAATAATAACCATAGTGCGCTTTTTTGGCGGTATCATCAAAGCACATGGCATACAAACCATCTTCCGATAAACCATTATGGCAGAGGCAATGCGTCATTGACGCCTGCATCATGGCTGTACCAAAATGAGTATTTTCCCGTAGACACGCAAGAAGAACTAGAGATTTTTCGCACGGCGAAAAATGACGAAGTTTGGTTTTTCGTCCAGATACCTGGAGAGTGTAAGCGTCCGCATTGAGTTGGTGACAGGCGTTCTGGATTTTGTCGTAAACTGAAAGAATTATCATTTCACCACCTTCATGGAGTAGGCGTCACCGGTGCAGAATACCCGGATTTTAGCGCCGCACATCTGAAAGCTAAAGCCAAAAGGGGATTTGTAGGTGCGGAGAAAAGTTCCACAATTCCGCTCAACTATTGGGCGACACCTGGAGACGAAATCCTGGACATCCACCTTGCCGCCAAGGGCGGGTTCCAGCATAGCATCCCAAACTAAATCATGGGCTTCTCTCAAAATGGCTTGGGCGTGTTCCCGAATTTCACCGATTGTCATTTCATATTCTCCTTGAATGCTTACAGTATACGCCGTGGGGGAAGAGCGGGGCAGTGGCGAAAGTTACTCTTTCGGCTATTATTCTGCATAAGTTTTTTATTACAATAGTAAAGCCGCCTAATCGAGGGCGGCCCGTGTTATAATCTCTGTGCTGTCGGGCCTCGATCCCGGTGGCAGTCGTGCCCGCTACACAGCGGGCATGGCGTTAGTCCACGGGGTAATCTTACCACAGTTTTGGGTTATAATAGCGGCATGGCAGAACCCGAGGTGATCCGCTTTACGGTATCGGTTGCGCAGGTGAAAACATTGGCCGATGGTGGCCTACGTTTTGCCTTCGATGCACCAGAATCGGCGATAGATGCAGCAACGAAACTGATGCAAGCGAAACAAGCCGGGGCGGTGCTGGAAATAGCGGCGGTTGTGATAAAAAATGACTGACGAAATTGACAGTAACACTGCGCAGAAAGTGCCAAAACCACGCGGGAAAGGCGTCCCGTTTGTGCATGGTGACCCGCGCATCAATCGTAAGGGTAGACCAAAATCGTTTGACCAATTGCGTAAACTCGCTGTATTGGTCGCGGCAGAACAGGACAATGGCGGCATAACCCGCGCCCTGGAAATACTTCGCGATTGGGCGAAAAGCAAGGAAGTTGCCAAACAGGACAAGTTTATGGCCTATGCTTATGGGAAGCCGAAGGAAGAGATAGCCCTAAGCGGCGACGCGAAGATAACGGTTAGGCTTGTGAAAGACGAATGACCAACGTCGACATCCACGAAGAAGTATTCAACCCGGTTTACTTGCCCTATCTGGACTGTATGGACAGGATTCAGATATATTTTGGCGGCGCCAGCTCGGGAAAATCAGTGTTCCTTGCACAACGTGACGTGATTGACCTGATGAAAGGCGGGCGCAATTTTCTTATCTGCCGTCAAGTTGCGCGAACGTTGCGCGGGTCTGTGGTTCAGGAAATAAAGAAAGTTATAACCGATTGGGGACTTGATGCCCTATTTGATATCAACAAAACCGATATGACCGTCACGGCGTCAAACGGTTATCAGATCGTATTTGCCGGACTGGATGATGTGGAAAAACTGAAATCACTTACTCCGGCCAAGGGTGTGTTCACGGACGCGCGCATTGAAGAAGCGACCGAAGTAGACAAGTCCAGCATCAAGCAGATACTAAAGCGGCAAAGGGGCGGTGACGAAAAGACGCCCAAAAGACTGACGCTATCTTTCAATCCCATTATGCAGATCCACTGGATATACAAGGAATGGTTCGAGCAGATCAACTGGGCGGATGACCAAAAGGAATATCACGGGGAAGGACTATCTATTCTAAAGACAACCTATCGGGACAATAAATTCTTGACCCGCGAAGATGTGAACGGACTGGTAAGCGAGAAGGACAAGTATTATTTCGATGTTTACTCTGAGGGCAAGTGGGGCGTTCTGGGCAACGTTATCTTCACGAATTGGCAGGTCAAAGACCTATCAGACATGCGCGCTCAATTCGTCAACCACCGGAACGGGCTGGACTTCGGCTTCGGCGGCAATCCGGCCGCACTATCTGTATCTCATTACGACAGTAACCACAAGACGGTTTATATTTACGAGGAGTTATACGAAACCGGACTTACAAATGATATTCTCGCGCTGAGAATAAAGGGTATAATTGGGGACAAGCGCGTCGTTTGTGATAGCGCCGAGCCGAAGTCAATCACAGAACTTCGGCAGTATGGCGTAAGCGCAGTTGGCGCGATAAAGGGCAAAGACTCTGTCAATTTTGGCATTCAATGGCTGCAACAGCAGACCATTGTCATAGACACGAAATGTATCAATACTCGCAACGAGTTCCAGCAATATCACCGCAAGGAAGACAAGATGGGGAATACTCTTGATGACCCCGTAGACGCCTTTAACCATATCGTTGACGCTACTCGCTACGCATACGAGGAAGATTCGTTGCCGTCCGGCATTACGATAATCGAAGACCCCTTTGAATAGGGGCAGAAAGGAGATACCATGACGCTTCGCGACACTGTACGTTCTTGGATTATGAACCTGCTCGACTTTTCGGACCCCGCCGACTTTGCAAAGCGTGACCGGATGGAGCAGCTCGCATTACTGCGCGACTATTACGACGGGATGCACGCGCGCCAGTTGCGCGTCAAGTTTGGCAAGTTTGACGACAACTTAACTGTCAACCTTTGCGGATTGATAACAGACAAAGCCGTCTCCGCCCTGGTTGGCGATCCCGCGGACGGACGCGGGCTGTCGTGGGCGTTCCCAAGCGAGACGGGCATGGACGAAAGCGGAAACGAAGTCGCAATCAAGCCGCCTGCTATCACGTGGCTGAATGAGCTATGGGACAAGAACCACCGTGACGCGTGGCTGCATTTGAACGCGCTACAAGGGGCAATGACTGGTATCCCGGCGTTGAAGATCGTCACGAATGGCCATGATACCAATTTCAGAATTTCGCAGATCAACCCGCTTACGCTGACCGTGGAGACTGACCCCAACGATATAGACAAGGTGACGAAATACACCATCCTGTATAGCGTCAAGGAAGGCAAAAAGGAAGTCACCCACAAAGAAGAAACCTACCCAGCCAACGATCAAGCGACTGCGTGGATAATTGAGAAAACGCGCAAGATATCCGGTAATCGCTGGGAAGCTGTCGAGCCGCCGATTGTGTGGCCGTACGACTTCCCGCCCATCCTGACATGGCAAAATCTGCCCGTGCTTGACAGTCCATACGGGCGCTCGGACATTGAAGGGATTATCCCCATTCAGGATAGGTATAACTTCCTGGTATCCAACTTGTCGAAGATCATCCGATTGTATGCACATCCCCAGCGATACGGATTGAATCTATCACCCCAGATGGAAGAGGGTCTAATAAAAATGGGGCCGGACGAAATGCCGATGCTGAATAGTTCCGGGTCCAACACCAGCGAGATTATCCAGATGCCGCCTGTCGGCGACCTGCCTGGCGCGATGGCGTTCCTGCAATCCCTGCGCGAATCGGCATTCATGCTGTCGCGTGAAGTGGACACGATGAGCATGAAGGACAAGGTGGGGGCGATCACGAACTTCGCATTGCGTGTACTGTATCGCGACTTTTTGGATAAGCTGGGGACTAAGCGCCTCCTGTACGGGCAAGCTTATCAGGAACTCAATCGGCGTCTGCTCATTCTGGGCGGCTTTGAAGGCGAGATATGTGAGATTATCTGGCCTGACCCGCTGCCGGTGAACGAGACCGAAGAAACGACCGCGCTGACCAGCGACTTGACGAATAAGCTTGTCAGCGTCCAGACGGCGCAAGAGATCCGCGGCTACGATCACGAAAAAGAAGAAGAACGCATGGGCAACGAGAGCCAGGGCACGCAGGACGCCGGAGCACTGCTACTGCAAGGCTTCTTCAAGAATGGCGGCGCGCAGAATAATACCAAAGTTGTCAACCCTGCCGAACAGGGAATTGAGTAGAAAGGGCTTGAAATGACACGCGACGAGATTCTTGCAATGCCCGCTGGGCGCAAGATGGATGCGCTGGTGGCGGAAAATGTGATGGGGCTGGATTTGTTTACCCCGGTAACAGACCCTTATTTTACAAGTCAAGGAATTTATCAACAGGTAAATCACATAGAGTCTTATTCTGCCGACATCGCCGCCGCGTGGGAAGTGGTGGAGAAAATGGTTAATGGCAAATGGCGCGTAAATATTGAGAACGATATTAACGGTAGAAAATGGGGGTGCGATTTCAAGGATGACCCATTGCATACAACCCTGTGCGTTGCCGATTCGTTGACTCTTGCAATTTGCCGCGCCGCCTTGCTCGCTGTGATGGAAAACAATGGCCAATTCCCCGCTTGACCTAATCACGCGTTATCGCGCCCGTTTGGACGAGCAAAGTGACTCCGATCTGCGCAGATTAATCGATGCTTACGGGCGCATGTCGCAACGGCTCAAAGACCGCGTTGACCTGCTGCTGGGCGAGATTGAACGCAACCCGAACGCGTCCATAAAGCAAATGGCGCGCTATCACGAACTGGTAGACGCGCTCAATGCTGAATTCGAGAAGTATGATATCTATCTGGAGACCGAACTCGAAGCGATACAGGCACGCGAAACTACACAAGCAAAGCTCGACACAGCCGCGCTGATTGCCGCTGCTCTGGCGTTGCGTGGAATGACGGTCAAGCCGGCACAAGTGCCAGTGTCGCAAACGGTCCCGTCCGTGCTTGCCCCGGGTTCTGCTGCGTACAAGCGATTGCACGAACTGGCGCCATTGCAAGCGCAACGTATCATTGACAAGCTGTTGGAGGGTGTCAATCGCGGGTACGGGTTCGAGAAGCTGGGTGCGATGATTGTCAACGACCTGGGACTCGGTCTTTCGGATGCGATGCGCTGGGCGCGGACTACGCAGATGACCAGCTACAGGCTCACGTCACACAATACCATGGTGCAAAATTCAAATATTCTAGCCGGGTGGGATTGGTTCGCCCAGCTAGATGATGCGACCTGTACCGGCCCCGGGAGTTGTAGTGAACAGCACGGAACCTTTCACGGACTAGATGAAAATATAAGTGATTTGACTAACCACATTTGGAATTGTAGATGCGTTGAACTTCCCCGTGTTATCGGTGACGAGAGTCCGATTGCAAAAGCATCAGAGTAACCGTCCACCCTCTGCCCACTCATGAGGAAGTTTCGCGTTCTTTCTCGAATTGCACGTCTGACAAGCAATCACGATATTCTCTGGAATATTCGCCCCGCCGCGCGAAAGCGGAACGACATGATCGGCGTGATAATGTTCTCCGGCGGGATTTCCACAATAATAGCACTTCCCTTTTTGTCGCTTGAACTGAGTGCGAATATCATCCTTGGTTACTTTTCCACCACTTCCCGCCTTTTGTGCCCTGCGTTTATTGCCATGAATACGCGCTTGTTCGTTGCGTTCTGGGCGATTTTTATCCTCCCATATTTTGTTGTAGGCAGCCACTTTATCATGATTCGCCCTAACGTATTTTCTATGCGTTTCTGTGATGTGCGCCCGATGAATACGCCTGTATTCCTTTATGTGCTCTTTGTTTTCTATATTGCGCCGCTTTTTCTGAATCCCGATTTCTTCTTTGTGGCTTTCGTAATACGCCTTATCGTAAGCCGCTTCGTAGACCGGATCGAGCATTGCTTTACAGCATTCTTTGCATGGGGAACGAAACTGAGTCTTTCCCCGTTTGTCGCCGCGGTAAAAGTATTCAAGGGTTGCGGGTTTTTCGCGCCCACACTTATGACAAATTTTAGTATCCATGGGTATTGCCTCCAAACCCTCAAAGGAATGTGGGAAGGCCGGAGGGCTAGGCTTTTCGAGCGGTTCATGAGGCCGTTCTATCCCACAACGAATTATACCATAATTGGGCATTCCACAGCGTGTCAAGTGATGGGTAATAGGGTATAATGGAGTTGATCAGCAATGCCCCGCCGTGTTCGGTGGATGCCAAGAACGGCAACTGAGCCGAGCGGCGGGGAACTATGTGCCCACACTCCTTCATGCTGGGTACGAAATACTGAGATGAAGTACGAGTTGGAAGCCCAGCCGTCCCGCAAGGGACGGGGCGCATAGTGAAAGGGCAATGATTGAGACTTCTTGATTTATTTTGCGGTGCTGGTGGGGCAGGGATGGGCTACTCCCGCGCCGGGTTCGATGTGGTGGGCGTAGACATAAACCCTCAGCCGCATTACCCGTTCGAGTTTTATCAGGCGGACGCGTTGGAATACCTAGCGGAACACGGCAGTGAGTTTGACGTTATCCATGCCAGCCCGCCGTGTCAACGATATTCAGCAATGACCAACGGGCGCTGGCAGGATAGAGTCGAGGAACACCCCGACCTGATAGAACCCACCAGAATATTACTGATTAAATCGGGTAAACCATATGTTATTGAAAATGTCCCTGGCGCGCCGCTTCTAAATCCCGTCCTGCTCTGCGGCACAATGTTTTATCTCGAAACACCAAGCGGCAATCAATTAAGGCGGCATAGGTATTTTGAATGTTCGTTCCGGGTACCTCTTACTCCGCCATGTCAGCACAACAATCTCTCCGCGGTCGGGGTTTATGGGGGTGGGCAAAATCCAGCACGGAGAAAACGCAGATATAAATCAGAGGGCGAAGAAAAAGATTTTGGTATCAAGGCGCGCGCTCTAGTTATGGGCATTGATTGGATGACCGGAAAAGAATTAAACGAAGCCATCCCGCCAGCTTATACCGAATGGATTGGAAAGCAGATATTAGAGAAAGGCTTATGAATGCAAGTACCTGTGCATGGTTCGCTACTGGGGGAAGATGACTGGAAATCGTTGGAGCAAGCCGTCGCCAAACGCTGGCTGACGGCGGGGCTATACACCCACCAATTCGAGTCGGCGCTGGCGGCACGCTTCGGGCGGCGTCATGCGCTGTTCGTCAATAGCGGATCGTCCGCGAATCTGTTGGCAATGTCCGCGCTGGAACTGCCGAAGGGCAGCGAAGTCATTACCTCCGCCTGCGCGTTCCCCACTACCGTTAATCCCATAATTCAATGCGGGCTTGTACCCGTGTTCGTAGACTGCGAACCGGGAACGTGGAATATTGACACGACCCAGTTGGAGGCGGCGCTATCGGATAAGGCGCGCGCCGTGGTGGTGTGTCACACCTTAGGGAATCCCGTAGATATTGCACCAATAAGACCGTTCTGCTTAAACCATCACCTGTATTTAATTGAGGACTGTTGCGACGCGGCAGGGGCTACATATCACGGCGGATACGAAGTGGGTTATTGGGCCGACTTCTCCACCTACTCATTCTACCCGGCGCACCAGTTGACAACAGGGGAGGGCGGGGCGGTACTGACGGACAACCCGCGCCTTGCCAAGATTGCCGCGTCTTACCGCGACTGGGGGCGTGATTGCTGGTGCGAGCCGGGGAAGGAC